TACGGCCTCTAGTGGAGGATTTGCATAGCCGTAGTCATACTGCACCGCAAAGGAATCGGAGTACCACGACGTCAGGTACCACATGTACGGCAGGTTGATGATGCCACTCTGGTACGGTGACGGAATGGTAATCTTATCAATCCCATCGAATATGTACCAGGAAATAGTCATATCGCCCAGGAGAGCCGGGTTGCCTGACTTCCACACGACGGAATTGACTGCGGTAACCGGACGATTGCTAAGCCGGATCTCTCCGGCATCCGCCACGAATATCTCAGTAAGCCCCACCTCCTTCATGAAGTCCTGCCGGCAGTATCGCCGGACAAGCGCAGAGCCGTCGCGAAGCAGGGCATCGATCCGGGCTGCCTCTACCTGGTTGAGATTACGGCCCAGCCTATCTACGATATCGTCCGGGCTCGCGAGCGTCGGCAGCGTGGGATCACCGATTCTCATATCCCTCTCCTTCCTGCCGGGCCGTAATCATCAGGTTCATGGATAGCAGGTGACGATGGCTGAAAGCGGTGCCGCGCCAGTACCAAGGCTGGTAACGTTGCTACGGGCCTGCCTTGTACGGTGGTCGGAATTCGCGTAGCCCCAGCCGTCACCCTTGACAGAAGCCTTGACGGTCCAGGTTGTACCGTCCGGACTTGTTTCCAGGTTAACCGTGCTATCCGGAGCCGGGCTAACGACTCGCAGGTAGAACGAGCCATACGTACTACCGGCTCCCGCGTCGATAGGCGTAGCCGACGCACCAACAGCCGTATGCGCCGTCTGCTTGTAATTCGTCACGGCTTACTCCGCTTTGCGTGGAGCGCGCGAGCGAGCCCGTGTCCGCTCGCTTACCTCGCGCTCATTGGCTTCTTGTGCGGCCGAATGCGCCTTCGCACTCTCCGTCTCCTGCGGGTTGTCAAGCTCTGCTTCCGTAGGATCGTAGGCGAATGAGCCAGTATACGGATACGGAGGAGCCTGGATGACGTTGAGCGCTGCCGCCGTAGGAGCGGTTGCGCCGACTGGCAGGACTGCGCCATACGGCCACCGCTGCGGGTTCGTCCCGGAGATAACGGCCGACGGCTGCATGATCGTGACCGGGTTGACGGTCGCGTACGCGAGCCGCATAGTCATCCGCATCGCCACGGAGTCCTGCTGCATGAGGTTGAGGATGACCTTGCCGGTGTCGTCGGAGATAACGCCTTCAGTGAACATCTTGAAGGTGATATCACGCCGCATTCCGATGATCGACTTAGTAAAGTCGCCGCAGAGCATGACGGCTCCGGTAAGGCCCATCTGCCAGGACCCATTGTTGACCTCGGACATGTCGTAGCCGTAGAGCGTCCCACCGGGAGTATCTGTCATATCCGGCTGGTAAATCGGGACGCCTTGCGCGGAGCGCATACCGACCAGCTGCCACGACATTCCCGGCATTGCCGCAAAGCCGTTAACCGTATAGCCGGTAAGAGCCATCTGCTGCGCGAGTTTGGCAACGTCCTGGCCCAGGTCAACGTTGGTCCCCTGGATGACGTAGTGGCCGGACTTACCGGCTCCGGTGAAGACGGCTTCGCCCCAGGTCGTTGGCTTGTTGATCCCCCAGAGAACAGCCAGGTCGATGAGCTGACCCACAGCCTCTGTAATGCGAGGCTGAACCTCGTTCCAGAGTGGTACGTCCGCGTCATCCAGATAGGCTTCTGGAATAGGAACGATGTAAAATGCAGGCGAGTTCTTCTACAACCATGACCACGTTCTTCCACTGTTGCATACTCGTCTGCTTCATTCCTGTATCACCCCCAACCCAATATGCGACCGGGAGGACATCGAGGACGGGCATGCGCTGGGTCTTGGCGGACAAGACCGTTTTGTTCATCAGGGTAAGCGCGGCTGAGGCCTTGGGCGCTTCCTGAATGATGGCCGTAGCTAGAGGCTCCGGGACGAGTGGATCAGAGCCAGTGGTGGTACGGCCGATGTGTGTTCCATACGTCGGCACGGTTTGCCTTTCTATTATTCGTTTCGCTGATTTACTAGTTGCCTAAACCAGTCCTCAGCCGTCGTTGGCGTTCCACCGCTGGCTGGCGCTGATCCTGGTCTCATCGACTCGACTGGGCGTGCGCCCATTGGCATACCGTTCCGGTTTGCGTTCTGCGCGAGTATGTCATTCGCAATATCCTGTGCCGCTCCCTGGATAACTCGCGCAAATCTCTCCGCGCGCTCATTGATCTCCTCCTCCGTTCCGGAGCCGAGATCATCGATAAGCTCTACCGGGAGATTGTGAGCGGCCGCAGCCATGACTCGATTGTGGGTAGCGACGGCCGTTATGGCCCGCTCCTCTGCCTCTCGCTGTGCCGCCTGAGCCTTCTCAAGCTCAGTCATGTTCTTCTGCTCGATGTCCTTGAGCCGTGCGGCCGCATCGGAATTCTGCTTGGCGCGACTCTCCCACTTACGGGATTCCTTACGCCATTTATCTAGCTCGCTCGCCAGAGCGTCTGGGTCCTTGTCGAGCATATCTCCCAGAAGCTGTTCCGCTTCAGCATCTACCGCGTCCGTTCCGGCCGCGATGGCATCAGCATCTACGTCAGCCGTTCCGGCATCGGTAGCGGCTCCAGCATCCTCACTCATTCTCGTCTCCTGTCCACGAGCTAACTACGGATTATATCTCCGGGAAAGGCCGGACGGAAGTCCTAGCCTTTCTTGCTCTTTGCCTTGGCCATTGCTTCTTCAACTCCCGGAGCGTGGCCTGGCCATCCTCCGGTAGCACGATGATGGAGATTAGCGCAAAGACCCTTGACTATCTCAGGGCCTACGTACTTGCCAAGCTCTGTGAGGCACCTATCAAAATCCCCTGGGACTCCCCAGTTTATCTTAGCACGGCCCGCACCTTCAGCCCAGTAATGCATAAGCCTTTCAGTAGACCGGACTTCCTGAGGCGTCTTTTCAGCCATAACACTGCCTCCACTAGTAGAGTCCCGCATTGTGCCGTCCTCCGGTGATTCTGGGTGTCAATAGCATCAACACGCCACCAGAATGCTCCGGTAAGTGCGTTATGAGTCGCTGGTATATGGAACTGCGTAAACCAGATACCGTCAGTCCCTACCGTCAGGGCATCGCCCACATACATAGTTGACGATGGGTCGGTATCTGCCGTAAACTTATTGTCCTTGTACCAGAATTCGGTCGTTACCCCAGTGCCGTCAGTTATATCAGGAAATTTTGCTATGACGACGATGTCATTGTTCTGGTAAAAGAACAGGGATGTGGTATCACTCATCGTGTCACCTCGGAACTAATTGAATTGGTTGTAGTGGTAGCATTATTGGACTTTGCGTATACGACCGGAGAGCCGGTAGCTGAATCGTCGCGAGAGACATCAGCCTTTAGGATCCATCGTGTATAGACGACAGTGGACGAGAGGTTGGAAGGTAGGGCTCCGGCGACGAACGGAGGCAGGAGAGTCCCATCGCCTCCGGATGCCGTAATGCTCACGCCAGAGATACGGGCTGCCTCGATGAGCCATCCGTGAGCATAACTAGCCGTAATTCCGGTTCCCGAGAGGACTCCGGCCGCGTAAACGGCCCCGGACGCGACGGAGACGGCCGTAGCGGCTCCGGAGACGGCTCCCCGGAGTCCTAGCGTCCCTCCGGCCGTCGAAGCCGTTAGAGAGCTTCCTAGAGCCGCGAGGAGCCCGGTAACGGCTCCGCTCGCGGAGGATGGCGTTACCCCGGAGCCGGAGAGCGTGAGCGGAGCCTTTGATATGGACACCGCTCCGGTGCCCATACTCCCGGTCACACTAGAGCCGGAGAGGACGCCTACCGCGACAATAGCACCGGACGCGACGGAGGAGGCCGTAGAGCTTCCCGCAAGGACGGCCCGGAGTCCTAGGCTCCCGGAAGCCGTAGAGGCCGTTAGAGAGCTTCCGGATACAGGGCCTCCCGCGAGCCAGCCATTCGCGGACGAGGATACGGCAGAGGAGCCGGATACCACACCTACAGCGGTAAGGGAACCGTTTGCCGTAGAGATAGTGATGGAGCTACCGGAAAGAATGCCGGTCCTGCTTAGAGAGCCAGTAGCCTGGCTAACCGTAGATGAACTACCGGATACGGCCGCAGCCAGCGTCAAGGCTCCTGATGCCGAGCTAGCTGTGATCGCACTACCGGATGTGACTCCCTGCAGGATAACCGTACCACTGGCCGACGATACAGACGCAGACTGCCCTGCTATAACGTAAGTCTGTGCTCCCGCAGTAATCGCGACGTTAGCATTACCCTGGCTAGCCGTAATCCCAGAACCAGTTACCGCAAGGAGACTGGAGACGGTACCGGCCGCACCGCTCCCGGTTACTGATGAACCCGCAAATACCCCAATTAGCCCGAATGCACCATTGGCTACAGACGAGGACGCAGCCGAGCCATTAAGTGTTAGGGTAGCATAAACAGTTCCGGCTGCCGGTGAGGAGGATGCGGCTGATCCTGAGACAGCCAGGACTGACGTCTGAGAGCCGGACGCGAGCGAAGCCGATGAGGATGAACCGGATAGGGCAGCCGCACCGAACGTACCATTAGCGATAGACGCAATCGTAGACAGACCGGATATGACCGCAGTCCAGGTAACAGTACCATTAGCCAGCGACACCGTACTGGACGTACCGGCCGGAGCCATGACCTGAGTAACGGCTCCGCTCGCGGCTGATACGCTAGCCGCAGTTCCTGATAGTGCCGCGAGTAGCCCGAATGTACCATTAGCTAGCGAAGTAGAGGCAGCAGAGCCCGCTACGATCCGGAAGCTAGCAACCGAGCCATCGCCTGTTGATACGGCAGGAGCATAGCCGGACAACGCCATTGCGGCAACAACGGTACCACTCGCAGACGATACGTTATTGATACTGTTACCCGCAAGGACGCCCACAATGCCTAGCGTACCATTGGCGGACAGTACGCCTGTAGTATCCGAGGACCCATCAACCTCAAACGTTACCGGGCCTGGCGACAGAGAGGCGACGATAAAGCCGTCCGTAACAGTCCCGTTAGTACCGGCTCCGGCCTGGCAGTTTCCCGTTACACTACCAGCACCAACGACCGACTGTGTGCCTACCGCCCATGCCAGCGAGACGTTTGACTTTGCCTGGCCGCCGGTAGTCCCATACGTCGTTGCCGAGGACTGGACTACCGGCCAGCCCGACGCAGTATTTGCCGCCGTACCACTCGGGATGGCAGAAGTCCCAAGTATCAGGGTAGTCCCGTTGAAATCCCCACCAGCAGTAGCAGTTATGGTAAACGTAGGCACCGCAGTCAGGGAAGTCGCGTTATTCTGCCCGCGTAGCGCTCCTGCTGAATCCTCACCAGTTATGATGAATAGCTCTAGGACGTTTGCCGCAGAGGATGGTACGGTAGCTGTTACCGACGCAGTACCAGTAAATGCGGTAGTACATTGGCACCAGGCGGCACGGTTCCGGAGGCCGTTAGTGCCCGATCCAACACTATTATCAGTCAGGTCAGTCCAGGCACTAAAGCTGGGAACTGCGCTAAAGCTGATCGCACCCAGGATGTTGTCCATACCTAGGTGAGCGACCAGTAGATCACCAACGTTCCAGGAATAGGTCCCGGTGACGGCTGGCCCAACACTCGTCCCAGTAACCTTGGTACTAACCCGGCCGTCCTGAGTAACTACCGGAGAGCCAATCTTGATTACGGCACCGCTAGCCGAATTGGCAGGGCCTGAATCAGCAGAGCCCGATACGACATAGACAGCAGCCGCAAACGCGCCATTAGCCGTAGAGGATGCAACCGAACTACCATCCAGCTCAATAGGAGCCTTAACAAGACTTACCGCACCGTTAGCGGAAACGGTAGAGGACGCGGATCCAGCAAGAACGCCAAGCGTACCTAGCGCACCATTAGTGCCTGACGTAGAAGCCGATGAAGCTGCTATCCTGAAAACTGAGGAAACAGTACCAGTAGCATAAGAACTGGGAGGCGAGGAGCCTGTTATAACTCCGGTGCTCGTAACGGAACCACTCGCGCTAGCGGAAGCCGGAGCGGAGCCCGTCAGGACTCCATTGAGCCCTACAGTACCATTGCTACTGGAAGCTGCCGGAGCCGAGCCAGCAACGGAATAAGTCGTTGAGCCTGGAACGTCCTGGACAAGAACCTGGATAGAACAAAACGCAAACGTCTGTGCCGCGACGGTGGTAAAGCTATCGGAGCCAGGCACTACGCTACCGGCAGAGGCAATCCCCGTCTGATACATAGTACCGGCAACACGGTGGTTAGTAGTATTCCCGGTACTAGTGGCAAACCCGGCACTATTCGTCCAGCCAGATGGCGGGACGTTGGTACTAGACGTAATGGAAAGGCTACTGCTACTTCCAGTACCAACTACCATGATAAGCGAGGAATCACCCGCAAATCCGGCAGTTACTGCCGGCGGAGTGAAGGAGTTACCAAGCGCAGTAATCGCAGCAGTAGTCGAAGCAGCATCAAATGCCAGAGTGCCACCCGCACTCGGAGCCAGAGCTATAACGGATGTAACCCAGGTATTAGACGCACTGCACGTTAGAGTAGGCGACGAATCACCACTCTGGAGTACCCGCCAGTAAAAGCAGTATCCATAAATAGACTGGGCCAGTGTGTTGAACCCGGAAGTGACTAGGTTCCATCCGGACGGAGTGGTAAACGTACCACTAGAGGTGTTACCAATCCGGCCGCCAACTAGGCAGAAGTCCCCCGGCTGCCATCCAGATGGTAGAGCCACTGACTGGGTAGAAGCACTGGTACCAAGCGTGTTGGCCGCACCCCGTAGGGTAGCCAAGAGACCTCACCTCCTACCTGATAATTGCCGTTCCAGATATTTTAGGCAGACGTACTGGGATCATCTGAATCCGGTAAATGTGAGCCGGGGCAACTCCTCCTCTCACGGCACATTCCCTACATATTCCTCCGCCAGACGCGACGACAGCGGCATGTACCGGGCAGAGCCAGATGTCCGCACCGTGGCTTGCTACGCCACACGTCCTATGGTAAAGAGACGTGGGCGTAGCGCCACAGGTTGTGCGGAGGCCAGTTATCGCACTACACGGATAAACGCGCGGCAGCCTGAGGTCTGGTATAGCCAGGCCTAGGCGGATAACCGACATCTAGACCTGACAGATGAATCCGGTGCCGGCCGCTCCGGTACCGGCCGCAGCCTGAAGGCTGTCTCCGATGGCCGGTGTCCGGGTAGAAGCGAGGAGGAATGCCGCAATACAGTTTGCGGTGGTGCCACTCGCGAGAGTACAGGCGATTCCCCAGACACAAGTGCCGGGAGCAGACGTAAACGGACCCCAGGTTATCTGAGCCGTATTGTAGATGACAGACGGAGACGCAGCCGTAGCTGCTACCGGGCCGTAGCTCTGCCGTGCGTAGCCGGAGGCCGTAGCATACTCGTTGATGGTCGCTCCGGCCATGGTAAGCTCTGTTGACTGGAGTGCGCCCACGGCCGTTGTCGAGAGAGCCAGATAGGTCGCTGCGACGGGCGGGCTCTGCGTCTTGAGGAATACCGCATTGAGAGCCTGCTGTTCTGAGTATTGCATAATCTGGCCCGCTGATAGTGCTGGCATGACTTTCCCTTCTATGGTATTGGCTGGAAGTCGCCTGAGAATTCATCAGGATCGAATGATGTCATACGGTCCTGTCCTGTCGAGTCGGTCCAGTCAAGGATCGGCCTGGCGGTAGCCTCCTCGATTTCATAGACGAGGACTTCTGTTCCCGGAGCCAGGTCCAGAGCCGTCATCTCCGCTGTCAGAGGAGAGCCTTTATGACTCTCCCCGTGCCCCACTCCGTCTGCCGGCTGGAAGATATACCTCTCGCCCACATTCGGTGGCTTGGCTCTTGTATCAGGCGGCATTAACTGCCTCCTCCCTTGAGTGTACCATCTGAATTCCAGTTGTCTGGAATGGAATCTGACGCGCCAAGAGCGTTAGCGCGCTTGATGATATACCTCCTCACCTTTGCCCGCTGTTCCGGAGTATTAGGCTTTGCTCTCCCCACAGCCCGGATGGCCTTGGAGAGATATGACGTGTTAGGGATTGGGAATCTCGGCTGATCCCCCGACCCTCCCGATGAGGCCGGCATCGCCTGGCCCTTGGCTGCCAATCGCTGGCGTCCCTGCGCTGTTTCGTGCACCGGTGTCGACATTTCGATTCTCCCAGTATTGATTCCACGCCGCTATTGAGGCTTTCCCTTTTGTTCCCTTTGTAGCCGTAGCCCATTCCTTCTGGAGATCCTTATTGACGGAAGGCTCTCCAATAAAGACTGCGCGAGCTACGCACTTACAGTGATCGTGAGCCCGGAAGTCTGCCGTACTTTCCTTGTAGACGGCTCCGCGCGACGCGAGCATAGCACAGAAGCCGCAGGCTCCCGGCTCGATTACCCGCTCCCAGCCTTTAGCCATTGGGTCCTGAGTGGCTGTCGCAGTAACCGTATCCCGTCCACCCATCAGGACCATCCGCGTAGAAGCTCCGCGGAGCGAGTCATTCGCCATAGCCGACGCGGCATCCGGCTCCTGTTCCTTGAGGAAGTGATAGAACTGCCCACGTCCCATTATGTTGGCGACCTTATTCATGTACTGCTCGTCCGGCTCCTGGCCCGGAACGGCCATATAAGGATTCCCGGCAACGACACGGGAGAGCCCGTAATACTGAGCCGCGTTAGCAGCCGTCATATCGTAATGGGTTGACATGATGCCGGTAACGATCGGATTGAGCGTCCGCCAGCTATCGTCAAAATGAAGTGGGTCGATGAGCCGCATCCAGAGGTTGTAGATCGCGAGCGCGGCACGGGCCGCAATCGTCTGCTGAGTATTCGCGTAATTCTGTAGCAGTATTGGTCCTGCTACCGCGTCAGAAACAGGAAGCCCCGGAACGGCTGGAGTTGTCATGCGTTCTGGCCTCCTGGCTCAGGCCGGCCACCGGGCCCAGCCGGAATAGCCGGAGGAGTGCCGCCAGGAGCCGTCTGCCCTGGAGGCTGCGGAGCCGTCTGCCCCGGAATACCGGGCCCAGCCGGAGGAGGAGCCTGGCCCATAGCAGCTTGCTGCTGGGCTCCGGCGACAATCTGCTGAACGAGAGCCTGTGCTTTCTCGCGCTGAGCCGCTAGCTGCCACGCCGCTACGTCATCCGCAGTAACTCCCGGAATCTTAGCCCATAGCTCCTCGGCCGGTACGCCAAGCATCTGGGCGACCTGAGTTAGGCCAAGGACGGTAGAGGCGAATGCCTTGGCGCTAGTATCACGCCATACGACAGAGCCGAATAGATCATTCCAGGTATCCTTGTCATTGGTCGCCAGGCCGGCCAGCCGGAATGTATTGCGCCACGGATCGGTAAGGATAGCCTGTAGCTCCTCAATCTTCCGGTCCAGGCCGTCGCGTGCGGCCGCTAGAGCGTCTGCGCTCATATTGGCGATCTGGCCCAGAAGATGGTACGGCGGCACCTGGGTGATGGTCGACATATGCCTGATACCGTCCTCGCGTACCTGAGAGAAAGGCTGGAGTGGCGTCTCACCGAATTCACCAAAGTGCGTATTTGGATCCTCAGCCGCCCATACCCTGTCGACTCCCGGCCGGAATGGCGCCTGCTCTCTCCCCTGTTCGTCTACAGGAGCCATCCCGGTAACCCACCGCTGCCGGATAGCAGCATACTGCTCAGACATCATAAGGTTGAAGGTATCAAAATTCACCTGATCCTGGATTGGGAGGATAGGCTCAATCTCGCCGGAGCAGTCCTCCTCACCATCTAGGTCAGTCTCGTGAAGAAAGCGGACCACCGGGCAGATTCCTAGACCATGGCTCGCGATTGGGTCCTGGCCGTTTAGGAGTGGGTCATCAGCCATCGCTATCTGAAGATTGTAGGATGAGACATTGCCATACCCACTCATTACCTGAGAGGCCAGGATAAAGCGCGAGTCCTCGTCATAGACAGAGACGTACGTCCTCGACTGATTCTGCGGGAGCCGTACCGTCCGGACTTCGATTGCGTACTGCGGCCATTCATCGTCAACATCATCCGCGTACATAGCCGTCATCCGGCGAGGCGATACCGGCCGGATTACCGGCACATCCTGATCCTGGTCGCCATCCGGCTGTTCGGTGGATAGCCGTCCGGGAAGCACGACCGTATACGCAGAGCCGTACTTGATAACAGAACGATGAATGCCATGCTGACGGGATATCATCCGGTTAGCCCGGAAGGCATCCCATGTTGGGTTCGGAGCCTGCGGAGCTGCTATCTGATTAGTCGTTGTCCCAGTCGGCCGGTAGCCATCCACGTGAAGGTTCTGAGAGATAACCGACGTCACGAGCGGAAGGAAGTTGCGCCGTGACTTCCGCATAATCCAGCGGTACTCCGCGTTCACTCCGCGCGGGGCAAATGGAGGATCAGGCCTATTCTTCATATACCTGTTAATGTGGGAGAGCCGGGCCTGCTCCTGATTCCGCATAACAAGAGTCTGCGTCGCAATACTGGTAACATCCCCAGGATCAATTATCATCAGCGCTTCCTCTCCATTACGGCCTCATTGACGGCACCCTTCTCATAGATGTACGGAATTCCGTCAACTAGCTCAATAACGGTATCCCCGTCATCCGCTGACGGTGACTCCGCGCTGTCTGCGGGCTCGCTCTGCCCGCTGGGACCAATGTCCTGTTGCCTCTTGCGCATTCTGAAAGTCCTTCCCTGTAAATGAGTAGCTACCTAGCGGCTGCATCCGGCTAACGGCCTTAGACGAGAAAGCCGGATGGTAGAAGACATTGATCTTCTGATTCTCCATATCGACTACCTGGACGATAAGCATGGGAGCAAGCCCGTCAGCCTTTACCGCTGCCTCTTTCCGTGCTACCTCCTCAGCCTTGATCGCTGTCTTCTGGTTCTTAGCATTGCTATTGAGAGTTTTAAGCTCTCCTCCATACTTCTCATTCAGCCGGAAGTCGAGCGGAGTGCCGCGCGAGCTACGGCCACCACCCCTGCCGGTTCCGGCCTCTCCCGCAATCATATGATATGGCTGGTTGAAGTGCTTTTCTACCAGGTGAGAGCCATTCGACTTGAATAGATGCTCAAATGTATCGCCAATCTCTGACTTCCCCATCTTATGCCCGGTGTCCGGATGCCGGAATTCCGTTGGCGTCTGAACCGGAGCCCGGCCACGCGGACCTTTAGCAAGCCTCCGGATGGCACTCTCTGCGGCTCCTCCTCGCGTCCATTTCCCGTGAGGATCACGCAGCTCACGGCTAACGTCGTGTATCATGAGAAGCTCCAGACGTGTGATCCAGCCGATTTGTCTCCTGCTTCTTTCCGCTCCTTGTAGACCTTAGACGCGAGAACAAGCCTCCGTGCGTGCCGTGATATTATCATCGAGACGCAGCCATCAATCTTCCTGGCGGACTTAGGGCTCTCCTTGCCGATAGAAATTCCCCATCGGTTTGGCCGGCGTCGGGCATTCGTTACGTGCCGGCCTAGTGGGCCGTCTCCATCCTGCTTAAACCCTGCCTGATCTATCTCAGCCTCAACCATCTCACACGCCTGGGTGAATTCACCGACGTGTGAACGCATATCCCAGGCTACCGGCTGCGGATCGCGTCCTCCGGGCACGGCCCATACATCGACTGAGTCCTCAAACCATTCACGCCATCGTATCTTGGTACTCTCCTCCCATTCCTTTACATCCGCAAAGAAGGCACAAACGTGCCAGCGCTTCTTCATAGCAGCTACAGCCGCATCCACCTCATCAAACGGCACCTCGCGGCCGGTACCGTACGGCTCCCATATTCCAAGGCTGAAGGTATATCCAGTCTCTATATGACAGCCGATAAGCGCGGTAGCGTCATCCGTCCGTGATCCGTCAAAGCCAGCAGCTATATCATCGCCATCCTCAATCCGGAAGTCCAGATCAGCCAGCCGGGCCCATTTCTGGAGCGTAGTCCACGCGTCCTCCGGGCTCTCCGGCCAGTTCAGGTAATAGCGCTTGGATACGTCCAGCGGAGTCCTCGGGCTAAGGATGCGATTCTCAACGATATCCTCGACATCAGCCCAGTAGGCATCTCCGTATGCGAATTCCACCGCTTTGCGGATAGAAACGATATCGTCAAAGTCAACGTCCGGGGGAGCCATCCGGGAATCATACAGGATCTTGCCCTTGCCCTTGAGACGGCCTTCCTCCTGAGCCACCCAGGCGTCAAATGTCGTCTCGGCTACCGTTTCCTGACCGGGCTCCCAGGC